TTACATCCACTTGTGACGTTGGCATATGATTAATTGTTTTAATGTGAGATTTTAAAGAATACTAATTTCTTAATAATAATTATAATGAGTATGTCTATGTGGTTGCTACACCAGAGGCAACAACATCATATACAACATTACCGCTGTCTTGTGTTCTCGGAATAACTTGTATTCTAATATCCTCTGCAGTTGCAGGCATACCAGTGAAAAAATCAAGGTCAGTAAAATCAGTTCCAAGAACTTTGGTAACTTGTTTAATGATTATTATAACATCGCCATTTGCCATGAGAAATCTTTATTGTTTTAGATTTTAAAGGATATTATTTTCTTATTAAGTTTAGAATTGTCCTAGGTTCCGTCCTGTAATTGCATCAATGTAGAAACATCTACAGTTAGGATGTGTGTCATTTGGAATCTTTGGGCGATTACCATCCCCCTTATCCCATACTGTTCCCTCTAGGGGTAAACAGATTTTGTCATCTACCTTACTATCCATCTGGGTCATGAATATTACAGGAGTCTTGTCTTGCTTGATGAGTTCAGGGATTCGTTCTTCTTCACCAGTAGCTTCTGTGATTGCTATAGCAATAGCTGCTGAAAATCCAGCACTAAGGAGTATTGATAGTAACCCACTAAACAGCGGTTGGTTTGTTTCTTCGCTCATTATTTTGTAGCTTTAGTGTTTCTCTTGCTTCATCAAGTAATCCCATCTTGGCATTGTGCATGTCATGGGCATGATTATCAAAATTGCTAGATACAGGCCATACCTTAGTAGATGGTGAGGTATCACCACCAGTGGAGGATGTGTCCCCAACTAGTAAATCACTTAATCCCATCTTATCCATAACTTTAGGCATCGTACTGACTCCTCTATCAACTAGATTCATCATCATGTTAAACTGTGCAGGATCCGTTGCAACCTCAATTATTGGTGTCTCAAAGTTATGCATTATTCTCATTGGAACTTTACCCACATCTCTTGGCTCTACATCAAACATTACAGCTAGAACCCTATCATAGAACTGTCTCTCTATTACTTGCTCTAAGAATTCTTGTTCTGGTTCTATTTCAGTTTCTAGGAAAGAATCAGCTTCTTCTTGATTTGCATTGCCACCAAGGTTTCCAGTCTCACCTTTGGATAATATGAATAATGGAATACCAGTTGTACCTGAAATAGTTTGTATCTGTTGGTTGTCAATTGCTACTAATCCAGCAATATCTCCAGAGTTTGACCCTGCAGGATTTAGCAGTTCTACGTTATATGATACTGAGATGTCTTTACCTGCATTGTTTGCTAGATCAATGTTGAAATTATCCATGACAGTATTGATTTGTGAAAAGTCTTTTCCTGGAACGTTATGTTTGAAAATGTATGGAGTGTGCCATGTGTTGATTGTGGCAGCTAGATAGTCCCTACCATACAATATCAAACCAACCTTGCCAATATCAGCTAGAGCCCTCAAATCACTAATTCCATAAAAGTCTGAAAACAAATCAAGGTTCTTTCCTTTTTGTATGTAGATTAAACGATTAGCATCAAAGCGTGAACCATTAGATGTAAGTCCTGTTACCTCAACTGCAATTAGTTCTGATGTTTGAAATGATACAATAGGTCTTCGTAATAATTCTGGTCTGATTAATCTTAACACTTGAGGCATTTGATATTTTCCATCCTCATCTCGTTGTTCAGGAAACATTCCAATTGCTGTCCTTCCCTGTTCTCGTGCAAACATGTATGCATCAAAAATTAAATCCTTTAGGTCCAGTGTCTGTGAATAATTATCTATCCAATCTTTGATTTGTATTGGTGTAACTTCTTCATCAAAGAAAGGAACCTCCATCGGAGCGTTCTTCCATTCTTCTAGTTTTTCTTCAGTCATTTCCAAGGTGTCACGAGGAATTACTTCTGTAGTGAATTCTCTAACTACAAGCTTTTGAATTATCTTTTGTGAACGTACTATCCAAGGATTCTCCTCATTTAGGATTCGGAGTAATTGTCTAAGCTCTGCAGGATATGGGTCTACGGAGGGGAATATCTGAAAGTTTTGGAATGGATCCATCTTTTTGAGCCATTTAGTATTGTTAGATGTAGCAAGCCCTCTTGCACTAGATGGTCTAATCTGTCCATTGGTTGCCCATGCAGGTGTTTGTGCAAATTTTACTGGTCCATTCTTCCAAATGGTATCATCAAGGTTTAGTTTGTATTCAACATTACGTACTTTGACGATAGAAAGTCCTTCTTTTTGATTGATAGTTTTACCATCAAGCGTGGCTTCTTGTTCACTCACGTAATTATTGTATCATGAAAAGAGTTATAGCTTATTATTTTCTTATTAAGAAATTGTAACTCCTTTAGTGTTTGCATGGATACTATAATTCATTGAGTCAGAGGACATCTCATGGCGTTAGCTGGTGCAATGCTCACGTAAACGCATCAACAATTTTTCTTGAATAGATTGGTTTGTAAAAGAACCTCTCTATTCTTGTTATTCTTTTTCTGGGTTAAATGGACTCATAGTTTTTAGAAATTCTATGTGATATTGATATATTTTCTTTCTCGTAGGATCTAATTCATTTTTCATTTCTTGTTCATACCATCCAATTTCTTTATCTCCAATCATAATCATAGTTACATCTCTAAACTTAAAACCTCTTTGGTTGGAATAGTCTATTTCTAGTACGTGAACTGTTTAATGTGCCAGCTGATAAACTACCATAATCCTCACCAAGCATCTTCTCAAAGACTTCATCAAAGGATTGGTCTGGTGTTTTTGGTTGTGGAGTTCCCTGTACAATAATTAATGGTAGTGCTCCATGTTGTAATGACATTCTACCAACAAAGCAACAAATCATTAGTGCTCGTGGCAAACAATCAAGCTCCTCCCCTGGTGCGTAATATGATACGGTTCCCTGCTCTGTAACATGTTCAGTAAACATTTCCATTTGTTTTATCAATCTCAGCATATCTTCAGTTGGCTTTGGTGGGAATTGGATCTTGTGTTCTTGTTTTATGGATAGTGTAAGTTGTACCATCTCTGTTATATCCATGACTTTGATTGCCTCTATGTCTTCAGGATCCTTGAGATTCTTTTGGGTAGTGATAGTTGCCACCTCAAACTGTAAGGCTTTCTCGATAGAACGGATAAGGTGTTGTCCTATTAGCTGGTCTGCAAATGTCATGTCCCATTTTACCTTATCATAGATTTGTTTAATCCCTGCAGGAATATCATTCATTTTAGAACGAGGCCACTCCTTGGCTAGTCTGACGTATGCTATTTTTTTAGTTGGGTCTATCTCTATTCCCACCATACCAAACATGGTTCGCTGTTTTGTGTAGGATAGAGCTACGATGAGTTGATTTTTCAATTTCTTATATAGTCAGGAATATCTCCTTCTAGCAATCCATTTGGTAATAGTTTTCTTACTGAAGTGTGAATAGGAGATCCACATTCTTTACAATACTTCATTGTTAATTTCTAAAAATTAATAATTATTAATAACTGGTATTTTCTTATTAAGAATCATTGCTGTTGATCCCACCATATCCTAATTGCGTTGCATCCGATTAATTCACTCATAAACAAATCATCATGTCTATTCCTTTGTGCCTTGTATGATACATGTCCTGATGGTCCAGTGATTCCCACTATCTGATTACGTTGATTAATTAGTTCTTTAATTCCTAATGACTGGTTTACAGGACATTGTATGTTATGGTTCTTGTATTGTGGTTTGAGCCATGATACCATGTATGGTTTGTCCACTGCCCATCCCTTGGCTCTTGTCTCTTCAGTTAGTCCTGAACCTGTAGTGACGTAAGTAATTGGTAGATGTGCAAAAGCCTTTGATACGTTATCATAGTCAAAGTTCTTTTCTAGAATCATCATGTCAAAGTGTATCTTCTTGTGCATTTTACCAAAGTGATTAGCTACTGTGTTGTATGATTCTCGTTTGAATTCTATTGCATGTCTGATGTAGATTTTCTTTTCAGGATATGTCCCCTCTAGTCCTATCACACCAAAGGAATCACCAGCTAAAGCTGGATCCCCTACTAGTAGCTTAAGTGAT